GTGCTGCTGGTTGTGCTGCTGGTTGTGCTGCTGGTTGTGCTGCTGGTTGTGCTGCTGGTTGTGCTGCTGGTTGTCGTTGTGTCTGCTTTGCTCCTTTTTCGGGTATCAGAGCTTCTAATTCTAATACACCAGCAGCGCCTTGTTTTGCTTCTACCGCAGCCCGTGTGCCTTCTTCATCTAATTCATAAGAGCGTCTAGTTATTGCAACTAGTTCATCTTGCGTAGGTTCGGTATTCGTAAACCCTTGTCTGCCTAACTCAGCACTAAAAGCACGCGTAAGCCCGTCCATACTAGTAATATCATCACGCTCTAGTATGGGCTGTAGGACTGCGTTACGGTTTTGTGCCGTTGTTTCTTGTTGCATTTGTGCCACACGGCGATCAGCCTCACCGATGTTCATTTCTAGTTCGGTGGCATCTACAGTAGTCTTAGCTGCTTCAAGTGCTCTATCCGCTGCTTCTTGTTCAGCAAACAGTTCTTTCTGTTCGTCTTGAGCGTAAAGCTCTTCTATCTCTTTAGTATCAGCGGCGTCTTCTAACGTAAGTTGTTGTTGCGCTTGTGCTTCTGCTTCTACAAACGTCGGAGATGCTAGGAAGCTCTTTACTTTAGCTCTGGTAGCAGGTTTAACAGCACCATTTTTAGAGTACTTCGTTAATTCTTCTTGTACTTCAGCCCGTTGAGTGGGGTCAGACAAATCTTTGCCCCGTATACGTTTAAGCACTGGAGAAGCTTTAGGCACACCTAAGCCTTGCACTATATCTACATCTTCGAGAGTCGTAGGTGTTCCCGCCCTAGCCGCTTCTAGTTTAGCGTCTACTTCTACTAACTCTGGAAAAAGTTCTCTTTGTGGTTCTAGTTCAGCAGCAGCCCTACGTTCTTCTGCCTGCTGCCTTGCCCGAATTATTTCTGGAGAAGTGCCTGCACCTACAGCCGATATGGCCTCTTGTGCGGCTCGTTCTTGTTCAAAAGGAGCAATACCCTCAGTAGGTATGGCTTGCCCTTCAGGAGTTACTCTCGTGACAGGCGCTGGAAGCGCTAGAGGATCAGCTTCTTCTGCTGTTTCGGCGGGTGCTTCTTCTGTACGCTTGGCAAGGTCATCACGTATTCTTCTTGCTCTGCGGCGCTCTCCTACGGTACCAATAGGCCCAAGCGTGCCGCCTACGGTAGCTGCAAGATAAGCTGCTTCACCGTATTCAGCCATAGCTTCATCAGACAGTATGTCCAGACCAGCTTGTGCTCTTTCCAGAACTTGTTGTGCTACTTCTGTGGGCATTTCAGCGGCAGCACCACGAGCGATACCACGGCCTATAGCCCCTACAGCCCGTTCGCCTTTTTTCAAAGTTGGAAATAGTTTTTCGTTAGCAGTGTTTAGTAGCTTTTTTGCCTGCCTTGTAGCAGTCGCATGAGTAGCATCTTCAATTTCTTCCCCTATTATCTTCCCTACAACACCTCTGCCTAGTATAAAGTACTGCCCTACTAATTCAGGTACAGCCTGTAATACCGCAGTTCCTGCTGCTTTACCGAACTCAATATCAACGGGTCTGCCTTCTGCTATATCCGCTTCAGCCTGACGTTCAATATTGTAGCCTGTAAATTGCGGTATAAGGGACGCAAGCGCACCTAAACCACCACCCACTACTGTACCGATACCGGTGCCGATACCGGGTACAACAGAACCTAAAGTCGCACCCGTAGCTGCTCCTGCTGCTGTAAGTCCAAGTTGTGGAATTTGTCCCGCTACCGCTCGTGGTATCTGACCTAGCGCGGTTCCAACGGTAGGGAGAATACCTTCAGCATCGCGTACAGCTTGAAAGGATGGGCCTGCACCATATTTTTGAGCAATGTCTTCGCTACGTTCTAATGCAGCAAGGGCTGCTGCTTCATCATCACCAAAGGCCGCACCACCAGCAGTGCGTAAAGCTGACGCAAGGGATTCTGCGCCACGCATAAACTCACCACCCATAGTGCTTTGGGGTAAGGGTGGGGGTTGAGTTACGTCGATGCCTCTGCGTCTTCTGTAGTAAGCTCGTTTAGCTAACCTTGGGCCTTGCTCTCTGGTAGTACCTTTAGGGACATAAAAGTCAAACTTTTCACCAGATGGAGCTGTACCTTCTACAATAGGCATTTATTACGCACCAGCTTCTGATATGTCAGTATCAAATGCGCCTATTGTGCCACCTCCACCCGCTTGCCCTCTCCATGTCTCCATAAGGTTATCCAGTCTAGTTTCGGTAAGTCCAATGAGTTCAGCAGCTAGTCTGCTTGGGTCGTTTTTGTAGGTGTCTTGTAACAGCATAGCATCCCTGCTGTAGTCATCATCAGTACCTGCTTGTATCTCTGCTAGAAAGTTTTCAGCAGCGTCTCTTTCGCTCTCGTTATAAGCATCTAAAGCGTCTTGTTGCATCTCCATAACAAACTCTTGTTGTTCAGCATCTAATGTAGCCATAACTGCGTCATAATCGAGTTGAGCGCCATAGCGTTCGGCACCAATATCAGCCATCGTTAGCCTCTCTTCTAAATCTAGGGCTTCTCTACGCTGATCTTCGGCCATTAAACCTCTAAGGCCACCTCCTAACGCTCCCGCAGTAGTGGTTCGACCACCCCCTCCAGCCAAGAACGCCTGAAGCCGTTCCCAATCTATATCATCGGCGGACCACTTTGCGTCCTCTATTGCCTGTCTTTCTGCTGTACGTTGTTCTATCGCTGCTTTTGCTTCTTCCACACTACCGTAGCCTAAAAAGTCTGCCCATCCTTCTTCATTTTTTTGAACTTCAGCCTCTTCTTGGGAAATAAAGTCAGGAAGCTCTTCAAGTATTGTCTCAAGGCCATAATCTTCAAGTGGTGCGGCAGCGCCAGTGGCTTTTCCAACTTTGGCTAAACCTAACTCTTCTCTTCGGCGGTTTAGCGCATCCTCAGATGCCGTCGCTTGAGCTGTAGCATAATCCTCCCGTGCAGTACCTTCTTCTGCTACTATGTCTATTAGCTCTTCCTCCGATAAAAAGTCTGGATCATTGCGCCTTAGTCTTGCTGCTTCAAGTGCTCTATCCGCTGCTTCTTGTGTTCCGGGGATGTTTTCTCCAGTTCTACTTTGCGTGACTAAAGGGAGTGCATGTTTGTGCGCTCTGATTAGTCGGTATATTTCTTCCTCGGTACGCGGTTCTCCAGTAAGAGGATTTATACGGTAATGCTCGGGCAGTCCGGCCCACGGTTGTTCATCTACTACTGGCGTGTCTTCTTCAACGCCTTGCATACGAAACTCAGGATCAGCCTCTTGGTTGAAAGTAGAAGCATAAAGATCTGGGTCTATACCAGCAACCTCAACTTCTCCTCCCGGCGTAAAACCTACGATACCTCCCCCTTGGAATCCTAAAATACGCCCTAAGAAATCTTGTATTTCAGCTAGATCACCACCAATACCCGGAGCATAGGTTTTTTCTTCGGCAGGTGTCGGAGAAGTATTTCTTCTAGCGGCTTTGCGCCGTGCGAAATCTGCTCTTCCTTCTTCCACACTACCGAAGCCTAAAGCGTCTGCCATTAGTTGAGCCTGAGATGCAGGTTGTGTAGGAACAACACCCCTATCTTGACGATCCTGATTTACTTTGGTAGTCCACGCTTGTTGAGCGTTATCAGTTGTAAGAGGAGAGGCATACTGCTCGACAGTGTTTATACCTTCAAGTCTTGCAGCAGGGTCAGCCCTGTTTATCATATCTTGTGTATTCTGTGCCATAGTAAGATATTCAATAATATCAGGTTGTTTACTAGGGGTTGCCCCTACAGAAGCCCTTCCTCCTACTTCTTGCTCCATCCTATCCAGTATGTTCTTTACATGCGGTTTCGTAGTTTCCGTTTGAGGTAACACATCATAATCTCTACCTGCTGCAATAAACTTATCTGCATTGCCGAACCCTGCATTATAGGCAATAAGTGCAGCTTCGATGTCTCCGTCATACCTATCAATCATTGCTTGTAAATACTGACGAGCGAATCTTCGGCTTTTTTCTGGATCAAACAAGTCTCCCTCATCTATAGGAGATACACCAAAACCCGGCTGTCTCGCAGTAGGAGCGCTTATTTGATATGGTCCCTTTTCCCCTACTGGACCAACTGCACGAGGATTACCGCTGCTTTCAGCGAACATAAGGGAGTCTAAAAGCGTGTCCATATCTACATCTTCAGCCCTTACTAAACCACGATTGGCATAACCTACGATGCCACCATCACGCATGCGTATATTAGGAGCTGGTTGTGTAGGTACGCCCATAGCTTGACGAGCGGGTTGTGTAGGTACACCCATAGCTTGACGAGCCATAGCTTGCTGAGTTTGTTGCGCCTTTTGTGCAACTCCGGGCATAACAGAACGCATCATTTCATTCTTGGTAGTTTGTGCATTAGATACATCTAACTGATTTTTTACTGTATTGTCTGGGGTCTGCATAGCTGCTTGCATAGCATTACGTGCAGATGCGTAATCATTACTTACTTTCTGTGCAACAAGTAAGTCTAAAAAGTCTTTGCTTTGCGCATACTTTTGTTGAGCTATTCTAGGGTTTCCCCCTATAGCAGCTTCTCTTATACCTAATTCGTGATCTATACCTGCCATAATCTTAGCTTCCTACTCTTGAAGTTTATTTTCCTGATCCACCAAGTAACCCCAAAGTACTTAACAAACCTAAAACACCACCTGCACCTTCCATAAAATTACTCATCCCACTAGGTTCTGCATATTCGTGAGACTGAGTTGAAATAGGTAATCCTTGTAATAAAGACTGCATATACTGTACTTGTTTGTAAGGATAGTCTCTTTGTTCTTCAAATTGCCCTATATCTGCCAAAACGCCTGCTCGATCTAAAGCCTGTTGTTGTGCGCCACCTTCTAACTGAGCCGCTAACGCATTTAAACCATATTGACGATCTTTTCCAAACTGATCTATCCCTTTATCCCAAGCTTCTTTATACCCTTGTCCGTATATTCCTGATATACGGTCCAAAAGACCCTTTCCTAATTCTGCCCCTGCTACGGCCTGTCGCCCCCCACCAAAAGCCCCTGCTTTACTGTACTGACTTTGCATCGCATTTCTTGCTATTTCTGCTTGTCTTGTTGCCGCATCTATTTGAGGTTGGATCGCCGCCTCTATATAAGGGTTCATGTAATTTTGTATTGTATCGCCAGTAAAAGACCCCGCAGTAGTTGCAGTTGGCATTCCAAGATTACCTAACCCTTGAAATCCTGTAGTTTGGAGAGTAGAAGGACCAGCAGTTAATGGACCGCCGTATGTTTCATAAGGCATAGAGGCAAGTGCCTGCCCTTTACCAAGCATCTGTGTAACATAAGGAGCAGCCCAATCAGATAAAGTAGAAGATGTACCTAGTTGGGAAGCAGGAGTAGTACCCCCAGTAGTACCCCCAGTATTAAAATTTTTCATAGTAACCTCATGCGGGCATCATGCCTGTAGGATTTATTTCTGGCCCTTGTTTAGTAGTTCCAGTCCGTGTTTGTCGTACTCTATCCATCATTGAATATAATTGTTGTGCTCCTGCATCTGAGTTGCCGTTACCCAAATGACTTACCACATCAGCAGGTACTACAAACTCTCCGTCACTTAATGCAGCGGGTTGCATTCCGTCTATAATAGCTGGAACTTGGTTAGCCATACCATCGGTAGGACCACCTAAATAATAACCTTGCGTACCCAAAGAGGCTAAACCACCTCCGGCAAGCCCTACTAAACCACCTGCGGCACCGGTAGTAGTATTAGGATCAACCCAATCAAGTATCTCTTGTAATCTTGCTTGATTTGCTGCAACAGCGTTTGCGTCTGTAGGGTTAGGGGTGAACGCAGCCGCCAACTGAGCTAAAGTAAAATTCGCATCTAAAGCAGCTTGTATATCCGCTTTAGTAACATTTTTGTCAGTTGTACCAAAACCTCGCTCTACCAAAAAATCATTTAAAGCGTTTTGTACTACTTGTTGCTCAGTAGTAGTTGTGGAAGTACCCGGAATCCATGTACTGCTGCCACCTGTCGTGGTTGTTGTCGTTGAGGTTGGGTTTAGTATGCTGTTTATTATTGGGGCTGTTGTATCAAATGCAGTCACTAACTCGTCTATAGTAAATCCTGCATCTAAAGCAGCTTGTATATCAGCTTGAGTAACATTTTTGTCGGCTATACCAAAACCTCGCTCTACCAAAAAATCATTTAAAGCGTTGGATACTACGGAAGTAGTAGTTGTCGAGGTGCTTTCACCGGGGGTATATGTACTACCAGCGCCCGTTGTAGTTGTTGTCGTTGAAGTTGGGTTTAATATTTCGTTTAGTACATCTTCTGTTGTACCAAACGCATCTGCTAACTGAGCTAAAGTAAAATCCTCGCCTAAAGCACTTTGTATATTAGCTGCGGTAACATCTGTATCAGTTAAGCCATAACCAAGAGTTTGTAAGTAATCATTTATTGCGTTAGCTACTACTGAGGATGTAGTAGTCGTAGTACCGTCACCGGTAGTGTATGTGCTACCAGCATCAACTGTCTCAGATGTTGTAGTCTCACCGGGAGGAGTGTATGTAAGACCAGCGGTAGTTCCCGTCCCTCCCCCAAAAAGACCTAGACTATTTATAAGGTTTAACAAAGCCGCAGAATCTAATTCTGCAGTAGTTCCACCGGGAGGAGTGTATGTAAAGTCTGTATCAGCGGTAGTTCCTGTACCAGCGGTAGGAGTAGGATACGCAAGATCAGTCCCAAGTGGGGTGTATAACTCTTGTGCGCTTTGGTCATGTGTAAAATAGTTACGTCCTAAAGAACCGGGCCTACGATCTGTTTGAGAAAACGCATTTGGTTTTAGGCTGCGACTTGCCGTATAAGCCGGGATTCCGCCTTGGTATCCTCTGGAACCCATAGTCTGTTGGTCTGATGATCCAGTCAAACCCGCTATTCCACCAAGAAGACCTAATCCTCCTGCTAACCAATTACTCATTTTTATATACCTCGGACTATGCGCAATATTCGTTCAAAATAGTCTTTATTCCCATCCCCAATCATACCGCCTTCTGCTGCTTTTATTACTTCATCTTCTTGATCTGCTACTAAAAATGGTTGGTCTAATCCTTTAGCAAAATCATACAAATAATCAATATCTACAACAGGGCCGGGGTCTATTTTACCCCTCCGCATGCCTGATGCACTAGGCATCCCCATACCGCCGCCTCCACCGCCGCCTCCACCACCTAATGCCCCTTTTAATACCGGTGCATTTGAAGTTGTTTTTAAAACATTCCCTTCTAAAGAGGCAGAGAGATGTGGAGAAGAGTCGTATGCCAAAGTTGTCTCACCGGCTAAAGACCCTTTTAGTACATTATCAAGTGTATCTGTTTGCGTAGTATCAAACCCTAAAGACCCTTTTAGTACATTATCAAGTGTATCTGTTTGCGTAGTATCAAACCCTAAAGATCCTTTTAATACATTATTAAGTGTCTCTGCTTCCTCAGTAGTAAACCCTAAAGATGCAGCTAATGACGGGCCGATATGATCTGTAGTAGTTACTGTTCCATATTTAGGAGTGGTGTCTATTGATCCAGAGAATGTTGGGGCTGTTTTTTCGGGATCGACAGTTGGGGCTGTTTTTTCGAGGTCTGTTTGGGTTGTTTGGGTTGTTTGATTAGTAATAGTGTCAGTAGCATCTTCATTCGTAACCCCACTACCATCAGTGAGTACTGTTGTCCCATCCCCCCCGGTTTCATCTATGCCACCCGGATTAAGAATTACTCCACCTTTTGAGTCGTCAGTTTTACTATCAGCAGCGTCGGCAGCGTATGCAGACGCTGTAACACTGGGGTTAAGAATGAGTCCTTCCAAACCCCCCATCCCTTTCCATCCACCCCCAAGGATATCCCATAAGTCACCCCCCTCTCTAGCAGCGCTACCCGCACCCCCTAGAAACCCTCCACCGGGCATATAAATAACTATAGGCGTGCCGTCTTGGGCTGTGCCTATTTGGATGGGAGTTTGCTTACCGGTTTCCCCCCATTGCCAACCTACTCCGGGGACAGGAAGGGTAGGACCATACTGATCGTGGTCGCCTATACCCATAAGAGCGCCAAAAGCTTCCCCTGCTGTGTCTCCTAATTCTGCTACACCTTGTAGTACTTGACCTGCCGCATCCTTAAGGGTTGGCCCCATTACCCCTTCGATACCCCCGGAAACATCTATGCCGTTAGGGAATCTTGGAGTGGTAACACTCCCAATTTGCTCACGAGAAACATCTAAATCTATTAAGGCTTGTTTTGCTGCATCTAGCCTAGCTTTATTTTCACTGGTTGCTGAACTCATATATGCGCCCAGCGCTTCTACGTATTCTTTAGCTGCTACCCGTTGGTCTGTTGCTACCACCGCCGGGGTGCCTACCGTGGGGTCAAACGTAGTATCAAAGCCCCCGCTACTGCCCCCACCAGTAATATTGTTAGAAGATACCCCGCTAAACAGGCTAGGGGTAAAACTCTGTTGGTAATTAGCAGGGTTTGCATAAGCTATAGGAGCTAAGTGGATTTTACTAGAATCATCAATACTACCGCCTCCGTCAAACTTCTTAACACCGGGGTCAGTAAGAAAATCCACTATGTCAAAATTTCTAGCCATTACGGTAGGGTCTCCGGTAGTGCTGAAATTAGAAATACACTGGCAATAGCAGAAGGTATGACAGGGCGAGGGCTGGATGCCGCCTGATAATTGAGGCTTACATTAGTATCGCTAGTTGCCCACATAATCTCTATGTACTGCCCTTCCTGTACGTCTATCGTAAAATCATAGTTAAACGCATCAATACTGCCTGAGCCAGATAAAACATGCTGCTTGGCGGTATTAGTCACATCGGTACCACTTCTTTTCACCCAAACATCAACGGTCTTGGAACCGGCAGAAGTGCTGGTTAGTTGAGCCGACACTTCAAAGTTGTAAACCCCTGAATATGTTGGGGTTATTCGGGTATTAGACGCTACGCTCATGGCTTCGCCAAGATACGTGTTTTCAAACTGTATTGCATACGCAGTGCCTGTAGACCCTGCGGTTTGATCCACCGTGGAATAAAACTTCCCGTTCGGTGTACTTAAAAATCTTGCTCCGTAATCTCCGGTCAACAAGTTTACAGTATTTGATAACCCATTGAAAAACAATCGTAATATATTATTCAGGTCATCAAGATACCCACTTAAAGCTGTTCCTTTGGGGGGTATAGGCAATGCCGAATTAGTAACCTTGTTTATCAGGTCTTTAGGCACTACCCCCTCCTGCCGTCAGGACGCATATCCATTCGAGGTGCGCCCATTTTCCATGTTACTCCTGTAGCTGTAGATTCAATTTTGAACGACATTTGCCGCCCTCGTACACGAATAAATATCTCTCCGGTATAAGCCTCTATAGGCGTTGTAGCTGTTCTAGTAACTGTAGCATTACTACTACCCCCTACTGAAGCAGGGTTATACCGCCCCGATCCTGAATTTTCTAGGGGGTTTAACGTCAGGGTAGCGGCTGGAGAATCTGCCGTAGACCCCTCAAAAGTCATATCAGGTAACATCCGGTTAACTAACATGAACCTATCCCCTTCATCTAACGCAAACTGGGAGGAAGTAATACTGGCTGTTATAGCAGCCGGGGTGCCGGTTTCGTTGTTATCCACACCTTTTTCGTGGCTTACCAACTTATTGTTGAAAGTAGCGGCTAAAGGGTACACCCGTAGGTCGGAATCAAGCCACGCAGAACGAGCTAAGTTACCGTAATACCACACATTATCCACATAGTTATATACAACATATCGGTCGTTTTGAGTGACCCCGTTAGAGCAATAAAACCACCATATTTCATCAAATTGCTCATTAGAGCCACAAACAATCTGGTCATATTGTTCTATATTAAAATCATCAAATACATAACTACGCACATCACAAGGTAGCGTTTTAACCGTACCATCATAAAAATAAAATTTATTTTTACCCATCCAGTAGGCAATATTGTTGGAATAAATAGCTGCATTAGGACTGGCAATCGTAATATTAGACCCCAATAAAGTTGCACCCCATACCTCCGGTGCCCCTAGATACTGAAGACCATATACCGCTGCATCCGTCCAAACCAAGACTTCTTGCCGTGCTTGAATAGCCTGTATTATTTCAGTCCCCTCAGACAAACTTAAACTACCGGACTGGTTAGTAGCGGTAGGATTCCAATCACTTATATCTTCTTGGTCACACCACCGGATAAGCATAGGATCAAGAGTAGAACTACCCACAGCATTGACCCCGAAACAGAAAGCAAATCTGAAAATATCAGAAACAAACCCTATATTAGCCACCGTAGGGACTTGTGTAGCGCCCCCTAAAGAGCTTACTAATACTCCTCTAGTGGTAACACCATTACTTGCATCCCAGTAATAAAGTGCTCCATCCCTATATAAGAAAAATAAATCTTCACCAAAATTTGATTGGCTCCATAACCGCATACCTGCCTGAGTGGTGCCTCCGTTACCCCATGTACTTTGCCCCCACGTACCTGCACCCCAACCAGTAAAAGGCACCTCAATCTCATTACCTGTGTTTATCTGATAGGCACCGACGGTACTCCCCCCTCCATTACCGCTATCAGAAGAGTTTGCTGTAACCGTAGAACCGGAAGTGTCTTTGGCTTCTATCGTGTAGGAGTTATCATTTACACGAGTAGCTATCTGATATTCTTGATTAAGTACCGCCGCAGTAATATTGCCCCCTAAAGAAGCTGCACCTGAGAAAGTCACAAAATCATTCTGTATAGCACCATGAGCTGTATCTGTTACGGTTATTGTAGCGTCACCGTTTACAGCCGCAAAAGTAACATCCCCAGCAGAAGTAGTTGCTCTAATAGGAGTAATGTCATAGTACGCACCCCCTTTTTCTAGGTAATATTTGAGGTGTGTACCTACAGAAACAAGATTCTGTAAGCCTAATGTTGCCCAGTTATGGAGAGAACGAGATATGCCTAAAAATGTACTGGAAGAGAGCTGCTCCCAGCCCCCTATTTTCTGAGGTAGTCCCCGTCTAAACCGCACTTTTTCGGTTTCATACCACTGCCCTTCGGCAGCGTAACGGGTAGTTTCCCGGTTTACTCCGGGTTTAAATTGTAATTTTTTAACCGGCATTTAATCCTCAATAGCATACTCACCGCTTTCAATCATGTCGGTCAGCTCTAAAGCTCTACCACCGACTTGTTTAGCCCACCTAGAATCTAAAAACTCTATAGCCGCAGTTTTGTAGTCAGCCGCTTCCATAGCGGCAAGCGCTCTCTTAAAGCCCCGCAAACGCGAAGCTCCGAGGTTAAATGCAATATCAATCATAGCATCTTTTCGTACATCATCAAGGTCGCTAAACCATGCATACGTCGTAGATAACTCTTTGATTATTCTTGTAATATCGTTCTCAAGAAGATAATCAATCTCATCAGGGGAGAGGCCCAGCCCACCGCGCTGATCAATATTGCGTCCACAAGCTACGGTAATCCTACCTTCGGAACATTCATAAGCGTGGGTTTCGACACCTTCGTGCCGCTTTAGCATGGCGATTAGTTTTTCCATTTTACTTGTTGCCATTATGACTCGATCCGAAGAAATACCCCGAAATGCCGCTTACCAATCCCCCTAAATAACCGAGGATCAAGTTAACCGTGGCATCATTATTATTACTCGCTGGTTGGGTAGTAACTAAAAAGATATAGGCTAAAAACCCTAATAGGCTAAGGACTGCAAAAACTTTAGGTGTTGGATCGTTTCCAAATACACGTCTTGCATCCTTCCTATCAGCAGTCTCTACCTTAAAAGCCTCCAACTCAATCTCCATTTCTCTTGTTCTATCTATAAAGTCAGCTTCTACGGCCTTAACTTCTTCCAGTCTTTCTGGATGTTCTTCTATAAATTTCTCTATTTTTACAGGGTCTTTTTCATCTATTCCTAACTTATTTGTAAGCATCTTAACGGCCATCCCCGCTACGGGATTACCAGCCATTACTGTTTTAGTAATAGTAGGAGCTACCATTTTAAGAAGCCCACCTAGTTTCATGTGCATACCTTAATCTTTAGTGGCTTGCCCTTTACCTTCGAGCTACTTGCTGCCGCATGAGCCGTAAGTGCTTCTTTGAGTTGTGCTTTTTGTTTAGCACTAAACAATTTTGGTTTAGATTTTAACTTCATGGATAAGTAGCCACAGTTGAATTAGCAAACGAATGTCAGCTATTGCTTTTTCCTACGCTCGAAGCGTTTTCCTCCTCAACAATAACATCAATCGTATCGCACACATCGGGCACGATTACACCTGTAGTTGCTGACAAAGCACCTCGGCCAACAGCACGAATACCCTTATAAAACTCATTACAATACAAGGCTTCCGCTTCCATTACCCCTTCAACAGTAGTACAGCTACCCAAAACTACTACTAATATTAAGCTACTTAGTATCTTCCAATTCATTAGCCATCTTCTCCAATTCTTTTTTCTCTTCTCTATTGAGGATTTCATCGGTGTTAGGTTGCTCGTCCTGTTTTTTTAAAAAATTATCCAAGCGTTGCTCATACCCATCCATCATGTGATCTGTTATATGTTCTTTTAAATCCCCCGCTATTCGATCCATTTTCCGCATATGGGCATCAGGGTTTATATAGTCTGGTCCACTATTGGAAAAGTACAGCATAGTCTGCGATTTAGAAGGCCCATAACAAAGGCGCGGAATTCGAGCCACCATATCACTTCCCTGTACGCAGGAGATTTGATTATCCAGTGCCATAGGACGTTTAAAGCCTTTAAAAAAGACGTTTGGCTTACCAAAAGTAATAAGGTTTACATTGGGGTGTTTCTTCCAGATTTTAGCAGCACTTAGCTCTGCTAAAGCCCCACCAAGACTATGACCACAAATCAAAGTACGCTTCTTCCAGTCAATCATCTTGACTACTTCTTTCCAAACTGACTTGTGCGCTAGTGTAAAACCACCATGACATAATCTTCCCGCGTAAGGAACAGGTACAACCATTGCATCAGTAAGCCAGTCACGGCCCTGTTGTGTGCCTCTGAAGGCGATAATATCTATAGACTTTCGTTTAGCAACAAAAACAGTTGTTGAGGTCCACTTACTTTCAATCTTAGCGGTTTGATTATTTTCTTCGTTATAAGCTTTCATTGCCCATGAACAAGCCATGTTTAACAAAACAGGATCAAGTTTCATTTATCTGCTTTTCCCTCCAGTCGTTTAAAGATCGCACCAAGCAAGTCTTTGATTTCCCGAATGTCTTCCCGATAATCGTCTTTAGCTATGTATTTTTCGGGTATAACTTTCATATCTTTATCGAGCCTATCAATCAAGGTGAAAACCCGATTGACCATCCAGCCGCCAAAGAAAGACACTGCCACTATCGC